AAAAACAGATTTACCTGCAGTTATTGATGTACTATGTGAAGAATATGATGTGAAGATAACAGATAAAAAGTTTGATCAAGAAAAATTAAATCAAATATATAATTCCGTGGATTGTACAATCAACATTGCAAGTAACGAAGGATTTGGTTTAACTACATTAGAAAGTTTAATGTCGGGAACACCAATTATTGTCAATGTTACCGGTGGATTACAGGATCAATGTGGTTTTAATTTCACAGAGGATGATTTTATTTCATTAGGTTCGTTGCATAATAAGAGTGAGAGGTCACAAACAAAACATGGTGAGTGGGTGGTTCCTGTGTGGTCATCATCCAATACATTAAACGGTTCACCAGCAACACCATATATTTTTGATGATAAGATTAATAATCAAGATGTTGCGGAATCTATTTTTAAAATGTATAAGAAAGGTAAAGAAGAAAGAAATAGAATTGGTTTACTTGGTAGGGAGTTCTCAATAGAAAACTTCTCGAGTAAAGTAATGTCAGATAAATTAATTGAGGGTATTGAAATGACTCTTGAAAATTGGAAACCGAAAAAGAGATTTAATTTATATAAAATTGTATGAGTAAACCCACATTATTATTTAGAGGACCGGTAGAAACAAGAAGTGGATACGGTGCACACGCGAGAGATTTACTCCATTCATTATATGAAATGGATTTATTTGATATAAAAGTTGATAGTTGTGCTTGGGGTCACACACCAAGAACTGCTTTAGAAATTGGAAATAAATTTCATAATTGGATAAGAAAAACAATTGTAAAAAACATTTCACAGGTGCCGGATTTATATGTACAAGTTACCGTACCAAATGAATTTCAAAGACTTGGTAAATTTAATATAGGAATCACCGCGGGTATTGAAACCACTGTGGCACCAAAGAATTGGGTGGATGGTTGTAACTTGATGGATTTGGTAATCACAACATCAAAATTTTCTAAAGATGTTCTATTACAAACCGTTTACAATGAGACGGAAAAGTTAACAGGAAAATTAGTTGGTCAACATAGAATAACAAAACCAATCGAAGTTCTATTCGAGGGTGTCGATACAAAGGTGTTTAACAATCAAGGGAATGAATTTGATTTGAATATTAAAGAAGATTTTGTATACCTATTTGTTGGTCATTGGTTAAAAGGTAATTTAGGTCAAGATAGAAAAGATGTTGGTATGTTGATTAGATGTTTTATGGAGTCTTTTAATGGACAAGAAAACAAACCAGGATTAATTCTAAAAACATCTCACGCAACATTTTCAGTAAAAGAAAGAGAGGTATTAAGAAAAAAAATACAAGATATATGTTCAGGATTTAGTGATCCACCGTCAATATATCTTTTGTTTGGTGAATTGACAGAAGATGAGATGAACTCACTCTATAATCACCCGAAAGTAAAATCAATGGTTTCAATTACTAAGGGTGAGGGATTTGGTAGACCTTTATTAGAATTTTCTATGACCGGTAAACCAATTATTGCTTCAAATTGGTCGGGACATAAAGATTTCTTACCAATGGACAAAGCAATTATGATTGGTGGTAAATTAGTTGAGGTTGATGATAGTGTTGTTGATGATTTTATTATCAAAGGTTCAAAATGGTTCAAGGCCAACTATAATGAATTTATTGAAGTATTAAGAGTAGTGATGAAGGATTATGATAATTTCAAAAATAATTCAGAAGAACTCAGAAAAATAAATTCGGAAAACCTTAGTTTATCAAAAATGACTGATAAATTTAAACAAATCATAACACCACATATTAATAATCAACCTAAGGAACATAAATTGGTTTTACCCAAATTAACAAAAGTAAAATAATGAGTTTTAAATTATTAAGAGGAGAAGAAACTCCAACATTAACGTTATCTCCAACTTTTTATCAACCGAGAAGATTAAATAATGTCGAGTTTTGTTTTCAGTTTGGTGATTGTGAACCCGTAAGTTTTGGTACTGGACCAAATGATTTACACATACACATAACCCCAACTGAAAATGGTATTATAACTTTTACAGATAATGATGGAAAAACATTTAAAATTTTTGCGAGAGAGATACAATGAAAATAAGTTTTGCTATTACAGTATGTAATGAATTAACAGAGATTAAAACCCTATTACCATTCATTCTTGATAATAAAAGAGAATGTGATGAGGTAGTGGTTTTATATGATGAAAAAAACGGAAACGAAGATGTGATATCGTTTCTGAATGATTTTGATAATGGTTCATCAGTAAAAATCCATAGTGATTTATTTGATGATGATTTTGCATCATGGAAAAATAAATTAAATTCTTATTGTAATGGTGATTATATTTTTCAATTAGACGCAGATGAAATTATTAGTGAACATTTAATAAAAAACTTAAGTGATATCATTTCACTAAACACTGAAGTAGATTTATTTTATGTTCCGAGAAAAAATATCGTCAACGGAATCACGGAAGAACACATAAAAAAATGGAGATGGAGGGTAAACGAAAGTGGTTGGGTTAATTTTCCAGACTATCAAGGTAGAATATATAAGAAAGGTCTTCATTGGTATGGTAAGGTACACGAAAGAATTACTAGCGGTAGGATTTATTCGTTACTTCCACCTGAAGATGAAAAATTTTTTATTACACATATTAAAACAATAAATAAACAAGAAAAACAAAACAACTATTATAGTTCTTTATGAAAATATTAATTACTGGAGTTGCGGGACTTTTAGGTTCAAGGTTGGCGGATTATATAATTGAAAATTATCCAGAAGTAAAGGTTGTGGGGATGGATGATTTAAGTGGTGGTTATAAGGAAAACGTACACCCAAAAGTAGAATTTTGGCAAATGAATTTGGTTACCCACCCAATTGAGAATTGTTTTGAGGTTCATAAATTTGATTATGTATATCACTTCGCAGCTTACGCCGCGGAGGGGTTAAGTCCGTTTATAAGAAGTTATAATTATCAAAATAACTTAGTTTCAACATCGAGAATAGTAAATGAGTGTATTAAAAATGATGTAAAAAGATTAGTATTCACCTCAACTATGGCCGTTTATGGTCACGGTAGTGGAGAAATCTTTGATGAGGCCCAAATACCAAACCCTATTGATCCTTATGGTATTGCCAAATACGCTTGTGAAATGGATATCAAAGTTGCGGGTGAACAACATGGATTGGACTGGTGTATCATTCGTCCACATAATGTTTATGGTATTAAACAAAACATATGGGACAAGTACAGAAATGTTTTGGGTATTTGGATGTATCAACACATGTGTGGTGAAGCAATGACAATATTTGGTGATGGGGAACAAAAAAGAGCGTTCAGTTATATTGACGATTGTTTAGAGGGTATTTGGAAAGCATCACAAGAACCCGTATGTTCAAAAGAAATAATCAACTTAGGTGGTACTAAACATTTTACAATTAACGAAGCCAATAATATACTACGTGAAGTAATTCGTGACGGTGAAACAGTGTACAAAGAACAAAGACATGAAGTAAAAACCGCAATACCAACTTGGTCAAAGTCTGTCAGACTCTTGGGTTATGAGGATAAAACATCGTTATATGACGGACTTAAGGTGATGTGGGAATGGGTACAGAAACAACCAAAAAGAGATAGATTCGTGTGGGGCAAATACGAACTTGATAAGGGAATATATAGTTTTTGGAAATAATATGAGTGAAATAGAATTTATTATACCGACATATCAAAGAACAGATCATTTAATGTGTATTATGTGTTCAATAAAATCACAAACATCAAGTAGATGGAAAATACATGTGATTGCTGATTGCCCTCCTGAAGGTACATTAGATAAAGTAATTGATTATTTTAAAGGTGATAATAGAATTAAATTTACAATATTACCTCAAAGGTATAATGATTGGGGGCACACCCCAAGGAATTATGGATTAGATGAAGCAACTGAAGATTGGGTTGTTATGACAGGTGAAGACAATTATTATGCGCCGACCTTTGTTGAAGAAATGTTGTTACAAGCAACACCAAACGTACATTTTGTTTATTGTAATATGATTCATAATTGGTTACGTTCGGACTACATTGCAATGTCTTGTGAACCGAAATGGGGTAAAATTGACATGGGTAATTTTATATGCAGAAGAGAATATGCTAAAGAAATTAAATTAGATGTTACTATGATACAAGCCGATGGTAAATTTGTTGATGAATACATTAGAAAGTACCCAACAAAAACCGCCAAAAAAGTAGATAAGTTTTTATACGTTCACAATTAAATATATGAATAAATTAATATTATCAACAGGTTCAGATTTTAAATACTTAAATAGAATAGTACCTTATTTAAATTCTATTAGTCAAAATTCAAACTTTGATAAAAATATTTTAATTTTTGTTGAGGATAATCAACATATTAATAATGGTTTAAATAGACTAGAAATAAATAAAATTAACATAAAAGACATTCAGTGTTTGAATTCTAATAAATGTATACAACATGGTGATTTTTTAAATTCAATTGAGTTTGATAAATCGACAGATGAATCAGACGTGATTTTTTTTACCGACGGTGACATAATACTACAAAGAGGTCTAACAGAGGATGAGATTAATTTCTATAAAAATTTTAAAGATGGTGACGTATCAGTTGGATACAACTCATCTCCAACCGATACTTTATTTGATGAATCAAACAGGTTAGGTAGAACAGGATTTATTTCCTCTGAAATTAGAACAGATGGTTGGGATAAGATTAAAATTTATAATACCGGTGTTCTTTGTATGAATAAGAAAACTTGGAGAGAATTATTGAAAAGATATGTTAGATTATTTTCACAAATAGATAAAATGTTTTATCACTACGCAAAACAACAGTGGTTAATATCGTATATTATCGGCACAGATACAAATTTTAATGTTATTGAGATGCCATATGAAATACATAATCATAGACATTATCCAAGTCCTCAAGGTACACACCAAGATAAAGACGGGATGGTTTATTTTAACGATAAAAAAGTTTTATTTAAACACAAATGGTAGAATTATTTAGAAAAATAATTGAACTTTAATATGTATGATTATTTAATAGTTGGTTCAGGATTTTTTGGTTCAATATGTGCATATGAACTAACCAAATCGGGAAAGAAAGTTTTGGTTATTGATTCTCGTAATCATATCGGAGGTAATTGTTACACAGAAAACAGAGACGGTATAAACCTACAAGTATATGGTGCACACATCTTCCATACATCAAACAAAGAAGTGTGGGATTGGATCAATCAATTTGCTGAGTTCAATACTTACCGACATCATGTTTTGGCAAAATATGATGAAGAAATATATTCTTTACCATTTAGTATGTTCACCTTCAATAAATTGTGGGGAGTGAATTATCCACAAGAGGCTCAAGAGATTATCAAAGAACAATCATCCAAGATTGATGAACCGACAAACTTAGAAGAACAATCAATAAAACTAGTCGGTAAAGATGTATATGAAAAACTCATCAAAGGTTATACTCACAAACAATGGATGAAAGACCCAAAAGAATTACCAAAGGAAATCATTAAGAGATTACCAGTTCGTTTCATATGGGATAACAATTACTTTTTTGACAAGTATCAAGGAATACCAATTGGTGGATATACACAAATATTTGAGAGGTTGTTAGAAGGTATTGATGTTCAACTGAACACAGATTACTTTAACAGTAATTTACCTCCTCATAATAAACTAATCTTCACTGGTCCGATTGATAAATTCTTTGGTTACAAGTATGGTAAGTTAGAATACAAGACGGTTAGATTTGAACATAAACATTTAAATCAATCAAACTATCAAGGTGTTCCTGTAATGAATTATACAAATTATAATATTCCATATACAAGAATAATCGAACATAAACACTTTGAGGGTGTTGATACGAATACAACATGGATTACTCACGAATATCCAACAGAATATGTTGCAGATGTTACTGATCCATACTATCCCGTTAATGATATGGAAAATAATAAAATGTTTTCCAAATATAAAGAAGAGGCCGAGAAAGTAAAGGAATGTGTATTATTTGGTGGTCGTTTGGGCGAATACAAATACTACGATATGCATCAAGTTGTTGAATCAGCACTTAAATTTGTAAAAGAAAAATTATAAAATGGATATAACATTTGGGG